ATCGGTCATCAACTGGAGTTCTCCCTGAACATGGTTCTTGTAGTAACCCTTAGTCCAGTTAGAGTTATTGCCCAGAGTAATCTCCGCCCTATTCTCCACGGTCTTGTATGACGCAGATCCCTTAGTCGTATATTCGGTGTTCTTCGATACTTCGGTACGTTTGTTTAGTAAAACATGTTGCCTTGAGTTACCATGTATATTAAGATTATGATTACCACCCACGTCCATATTCCAGTCACCCGTAACCGTCTGGTTCAGATTACCTTTATAGACCATCTCCGCATCACCCTCTACGATGACCGTATTGTCTCCTCCGGTCACCTCGACTTTATTGTTCGGGGATGATATAATAATAGAACCGTCCGCTCGCATTTCGATACCACCACCCTTACGGTGTTTGATAAGAATACGTTCTCCGCCTGGCGTATCATCATGTTCAATCACATGACCAGATGCGGTCTCCATGACCTGATTAAACGGATACTGTGATGGTTGTTGATCTTCTATATTAAGTGATACTTTATAGTCACCACCCCCAACATAGAGTTCATTTACCTGAAACCCACGGGCAGCTTGGTTTATACTAGACGTATAGTGATAGTTAGTTCTAGGAAACTCACCAGTAGGATCTTGAAATCCTTCCTGTGGTACACCAAGTGTTTTGTCCTTGGCGGTATTCTTTCCTAACGAATTTTTATCTGTTTCTGTTGTCATTGTGGTTTCTTCGTTATCAATTCAGATGGAGTTAAAGACGTGTCTACCGATAAGTCTTCGTATACAGACTTCTTGCGGAATACCGTTTCTACATATTGCGTTACATCAAAGTATGGGTCAGTCACCAAAGGTTGTATTTCGTTATGACCAAATATCTGTCCACCATGATATCTTCTATAGAATGCTTCACATACTGATTCAAAGGTTGTCATCTGTTCACGAGTGAATGACTGTGAGGAACGATACTGATCTGGATTATCGCAACCAGTCGAACAGTTTAAACCACCGACCAAACATATCTCGATCACCTTATCCGTGTGACCATTTACCACATTAGAGGTTTTTCTATCCATTGGTCTAGCTCTTTGTAGACGACCGTCTCTACGAATAATTAAGTGGTACTGGATACCATCTTCACCTGAACTAGTATGGTCAACATGTATCTCTTCTGCGCCAATGTTCTGGTTAGTATAAGTGTCTGACGCATGTACAACCATTCCAGTAATAGGACGGTTGATAAGTCTAAATTCTGTACCCAGTTCTTCCTTAGAATCAATATAAGTGTACGATTCAAACGCACTACTCTGACCATCGAACTTAGCAAGTGTCTCAGTGAGATCAAAGTCTTCAACTACAAACGATTCTGAGGTAGTTATAAGTGAACCAGAAATTGTGGTGTCTAATGCAGAGAAATCTGCCTCAGCAGCGAAGACACGTTTCTGTGTCGATTCGATCTCTGCATCACTGATACCTGCGGCCTTCGCCTTTACTTTGACCTCATTAACAAACTCATCGTTGGTCTTACCTTCGGGTATCGTTCCGATAACAGCCTTCATTTTAGGACTGAGTGTTTTATCTTCTCTGATTGTTGATTGTGTCGCCTTCGCAACACCTTCTAAAGTACCATCCAATGCAGAAGAAACAATTTCCGTGACTTTACTTAATCCAAGGTTTGCGTTACTGGTAACACCTCGCACTAGGCTAGTCGCAGCGTTGGTAATGTCCTCTGCGATATCCTGTAACATGCCAAGACCAGTCTTAACCGGAGACTTATTGAAGAAGTCTTGCAATGCACCTTGATTCTTTTCTAATCCTTGGAGCGGTGCATTGGTTCCACTAGTGATCGCGGCACCGATATCACTCGCACTCGCACTAATGGAGTTTAAATTATTCTGTAAATCGGTAGTGCCACTACCAATATCGTTCTTAACATTACTCAATGGGTCTGCGGCAGGGTTCAATGATTGAATGGAAGATACCTCTGCGGTAATATCTGCGACCATACCTTCTGCCTTCTTTATGGTATCGGTAATCGCACCCAGTCCACCAGACGCACCCCCACCTGTTCCAGATGCAGCCTTTACTTCACTCGCGACCCCTTGGATCTTTGACTTCAATGCAGAAGACTTACCTTCAACATCGGATGCAGTTGCACTAATTGCGTCTAGAGATGATGCACCTAGTGTCTCCACTTCTAGTTTAGCAACAGGTGATCCTAGTCCGGTTAACTGAACAACCACGTCAGATACAGATTGTTCTTCTTGGACGCCTTCGGTTATAGTAGTTTCCGCACCGGAGTCCGCACCCACTGTTACTGTGAGATCAGGAACAGACAGGGTCATCAGAGAAGATGCGGGATCTGCGACACCGGATAATCCTGTTACCTGATCACCAAAAGAACACGCAGCGTCACCCATGGCGGTCTGACCGGCGTTATCGATCTTAGACTCCATACTAGTAATACCACCGAAAACCGCACCCGTTTCACTACCCAATAGTGTCGCATTGTTTGCGAACGTATTTTCGGTTAACGCTTTTGCAGTTGCATCGAGATTATCACCAATACTCGAACCAGCTTGGTTGTCTGCTAATCTAGCATTAAGTTGACTTTTATTTAAAGGCATTATTCACCTATTAGTTCCTGAAGACCAATGCAGAGTCTCTCTACACTTTCGAAGTCACTCTCTTTCTTTACACCAAGATAATACTTTGCAAAGACTCGTTGACAATTGTTCTTTAGACCTTTTTCGTTAGTATCCGTTTTACGTAAACGAATGTTTGCGGCCGCTTGACTACTATTTAGTTCAAATTTAGTGAAGACCAATTGAGTCGCATATTTCGCCCAATCGTTACTAAAGTTCTTGAGTAATAGTTTACGTTCGTTTTCCCATCCCGCAATACCTAGAGGATTATCTTCACCCGCAGTCTCTTCTCCGGTGTGGTTAAGTCTTGACTTGAAAATAAGTCCTGCCATAATACCGACAGATTGTTTCAACGTGTAACCAGCACTAAGGAAGTACTTGACTCCCTCTAACTGACGAGACTGCATTGTATTACCATAGACTCGACCGACATTGTCGTTCTCGACCTTTACCGCATCGACAACACCTATTTGTTGTTCAAAGAATACCACGTCTTGTGAGATTCTCTCTTGTACCGTCTTGAACTGAACATCACGTTGAACACGTGTCGGATACTCTATCTTAGGTATAGATCCTAACACTAGTGGTATCTGTGAAGCAACACCGTCCATAAAGAATCCGAATACCGTTGCACCTGAAGACAGTCTAGGTGTACTACCTAAACCAGACACACCCGCCTCTGTGGTAGGTAGTACTACTTGGGCCCAAGGTAGATCGTTCTGCGGTATCTCTCTTGTAGATGGATTGTGTACTCCGTGTACACGAATCTTGACACGACCTTCTAAACCATATGGGGGTGTGTGGTCAACAACATCTGCAATAAACCAACGAGTATTGTCACCATAGTATTCTGTTTGGATTGCTTTCATTATCCTCTCACCAACTTGCACACGGTCATAACAACATCATGACGTGTGTTCTTGAATGTGTGTCTTGTGTTATAGATTAGGAACTCACCTGTTCGTAATAAGTCGAAAGGTTCGGTTGACTGTGGGTCACCATCATCGGAGATTGTTTGAATCTTAACTATATCACCAACACTGGCCTTTGCAACAATGAACCCTGCGCCTGGAACTGTTAATTCAAATTGATTCTTGTATAACATATTCCTTATAGCAATGTTTCCAACCTTGGTCTTGAAACTGCCTGGCTTCATTTCATCATGATAACTCTTGAAGGTACCATATGTGCCTGTAGATGTGACTTGATGATATATTTTAGAATCTAATTCATCAACGTATTCATCATTTAGTTTAAATTCTTCTGGATATACGTTTTGTTTCCCAGCCTCTATTATACCAGAATCTGAGATCTTGTCAAGCAATTTTTTTACACTAAAGTGTTCAGAACCAATTTGTCCTGTCGAAAGGTTAGTGTTTCTGTAAGATGAACCAACACCACCAGACATCATCTGTTTAAATGTGTTCTGCATCTTGGCCGTTCTCATAGTCTGCACTTGGAATGTACGGTGTAACGGGGATTTATCTTCGGTCTTCTTTACGTTTGATGGTGAGTAAAGATACGGTAATTCACTATTCCAAGGATTTTGTTCCAACATCTTGTCAAGACTACCCAACCGAATATTAGTGTCGTGTATAGATGCATACAAGAATAACGGACAACCATTGGTGGTAGTAGCTCTGTCTCTCAACCAATCACATGCTTCGAGTGGATGCAAGTAAGGAATCAGTACCTTCATGTTGCTTTGAATAGACGGTTCTAGATAGGACAAGTCCACGTCTTTCTTTAGATCATGACCACATATCTTAGTGATCTCTTTCTCTAATGTGTCTTTGACTGTACGTGATATCTTCTTCGACTTACTAACGACTGCGTGTTCGTCCATGATAGTGAATACATATATACTGGCTTGTCCAGCATCATTACTTTTAATCACTTGATCAATACTAGTCATCATAAATGATCTGGACATTACTGGCAATAAAGTTTTATCTTCAGATGCCATTTCAATGAATAATCTTTCGGTTCCAGAAAATCCTATACCATCAATGAAACCCTGATCATCGGATATAGCGATTTGTCCAGAGATATAAGGTTTCTCTAGACTCTCGAAGAATACCAATTCTACAATGTTCGAGTTCAAATTGATACGGTTAGACACTTCCTCACCACCCGTTTGTTCGGCAGTAATAAACGCTTGCGTTATCTTATATTGTGATTGGTTCTCGTTCTTCATCGGTTATTTGTCAACCTATAAAATTCTTTAGTTACACTTTCAACACTAGTGTTTTTCAATACCTTGATCTGTTTCAAGTCATCGTTACGTGCAACCATTCGTTCATAGTAGGTCACTTCGGTTAACGATGAAGGTATCTCCTCCACAAATGGATCAATGTCTACGTATTCTCCAGCTGAGTTTTCATAATGATGTACTGCGTTGTATTGTGCATCTTCTCTGTGAATACGTGCAAATACTACCAGACCCGTGGTATCGTCACGGAAGTATATCTGTTCTCCTGCCTGAAACCTTGCTTCGCCATCATTAAACAGTCTCACCCTTGTAGTCAACGTATACTCGTAGTTACCGACTTCGAATGGGATGTTTCTAATATTTACGACAGTGTCTATCTCAGATAGAGTCGTAGAGTACCCAGACAAAGAAACAGGATCTTCAGTTGGATTATCTAAATCCCTTTTCAACAAGATCCACTGATCAGTATTTGCGAAACGTTTCAAAGGATCGGTCAAAGTTATTTCGGTCGCACCATTACTGTTAACCGTTATAACGAAGTCTTCGTTGTCTTCTATGTACGCATGTTCAGTATCAACCACCAACTGACCCAAGTCTAGGTTTCGTTTGATGATCGTTCCTACGGTACCCGATATCTGACCTGTTATTGTTCGTCCCACCTTGAAGTCATAACCACCTTCGGCAGTTGCAATATCTGCGGTAGTTGTGATTATACGATGAGGATAGAAACCTTTAGCACGTTCCAATAACTCTTCGTTTTGCAAAGGCCAGCCAGACTCACGTAAGTGGTCGTTCATCAAATAGAACGTCCAGTAATGAGTGTAGTCATCATACAACTGTAAGGCCAACGTATCTGGTCTATCTCCGGACTTGATAGTATAATCTTCGTAGAATGCCTGTTGCGGTTTGACCTGATCAATGATATCGACATATTGACTAAGATTCTGGAAAAGAGAATACGAAGTCTCGTCCCCGAACTTATAATATATCTTCTCAAATCGTTGAAAGTATTTTGTACTCATTAGAATCCAACTCCATCCGCATCCACGTCAAGAATATCTTTCTTGGATAGTGTAACGGTTTCGGTAAAGTTAAGGTTCATATCCACTTCGAGGAACTCTCCGTCATCATGGAACGCCATCTGACTCGCATTGTAAGTGGTATCGACCGAACGTAAGAAACAAGGTTTAACTTTGTGTGCAATAGTCTTACCATCATATTCGAACTCAAGGTTAAACTTGTTAGGGAACTGATAACCCAGAGACAACTCTTGTCCACCAATTGTAACAGGAATGTCTTCGGGATACAACTCACTACGGAAAAAGTTAACGATCTTCTTGACCTGTGCAGCCTCTTCCTTAGACCGTGCGATCATCTTAAAGTTAAATGCAAACTCTCGCATATTAACTTGTTTGAATAACGAGCGTTGGTTTGGATTCGTGGTAACACCTGTCTGTAGTTTAAGACCCGCAGTAACTTCATCACTGAACTTACCAGCAGACGATGCAAGTTTAACTGTTGCGAGTTTTGCAAGACCATCGTTTGCACCACCACCAGTAAGACCATTTACAAATGACCCTACACCATCTGCCATAGAACCTAGTACCGATGCACCACCCGCGACTGCCGCACCTGTTGCACCTACATCAACGTTTTCGTATGTGACATTGTCACGGAACTGTAGACCCTGTGGTAGGTACAAAAGAACTTCGGTATCGACAATCTGTCTTGGTCGCATACCCATATCAGTTTCGTTCTGTAGACCATTGAATGCACCAACGTCTTTAGATAGTTCTTCTAATTGTGCGGTAACCTCAGATAGTTCCTTGGACGATACGTCAGTAGCAGTACCGTAATCACCTTCGTTTTCCTTGGCCTCCGCTTTAACCTGATCAAGAAGATCCTGTCTTTTCTTTTTTAGATTCTTCATATCCTGTTGTTTATCGGATAAGATATCAGATAAACCTGTATTGAAGTACTGTTCAGCGAACAGAGTAAATCTGATTCTACCTTTATAATCATCTTCGTCATGAAGAGGATATTGATATATGTTTTTTGCGCTCATAACTTTTCCGATAAATAGGGTTATTAAAAACTACTATTTCTATTTATAAGGATTCTATGGCATATTCTGGCAAATTTAAACCAAAAAACCCAGAGAAGTATTTGGGGGACGTGACCAACATAGTGTATCGATCATTGTGGGAAAGACACGTAATGCGCCATTGTGACAACGACTCTAACATCAAAGAGTGGGGATCGGAAGAGATTGTCATACCTTATCTATATGAAGTGGACAGAAAATATCACCGTTACTTCATGGACTTTGTTATTGTGTACAAGAATGGTACGACTAAACTGATCGAAGTGAAACCTTTCAAGGAAACTCAACTACCCAAGATGAAAGGTAGACGTACTAAACGTATGTTAACAGAATCGTTTACCTATGTCAAGAACCAGAACAAATGGAAAGCTGCATCTGAGTATGCAAAGGATCGGGGGTGGGGATTTGAGATATGGACTGAAAAGGAGTTGACTGCGATGGGTATTATGCCTAAATCGACTAAACCATTAAAACCATTAAAACCTTTTAAGAAACGTAAAAAATAAGTATAAATAGACGTATGAGTAATTTATTTAACAGACTAGAACTACAGGCATTCCGTGCGGGAGTTACACCTCGTACCAAGGAAAGTCGCGATTGGTTCCGACAGAAAGCATCGAATCTACGATCTATCAACCGTGAAGCGTTGATGAAAGAAGATCCGTTGAAAAAACGTGATGCGGGTAAAGCGGACAATCGTGAGATGATCGGTAGTATGCAGATGTTTTTCTATGACCCAAAACATAAGAAGACGTTACCGTACTACGATGCATTTCCATTGGTTATCATTATCGGGCCCGCAGAAGGTGGGTTCTATGGACTCAACTTGCATTACTTACCTCCAATACTTCGTGCGAAGTTTCTGGATGCGTTGATGGGTGTACTTGGACAAAAGATGACCACAAGTGCAAGACGTGCATTAACTTACAATATGTTGAAGAAGGCCGCCAAGATGCGGTACTATAAACCATGTTTGAAACATTATCTAACCGCACATGTTAAAAGTCGGTTTGCTGAAGTTCAAACACCTGAGTGGGAGATTGCAACATTCTTACCGACTGCACAGTTCCGTAAGGCAAACTCACAGAAAGTATTCTACGATTCAAGGCAAAAGATAGATGGCTAACCAAGTAAACCAAATAGGTAATATTGAGCAACTCAAGACTCTGATCGGTAGGAGTGGTGGCGTGCAACGTCCCAACCTATTCCGTGTACAGTTACCACCTATCGATGGTTATGACACCAAAGATCTAAACTTATTGTGTAAGGCAGTCACCATGCCGGGTCGTCAGATAGGTACAATCGAAAAACAGATGGGTACATTCAAGATGGACGTTGTTAACGCAATGACCTTGAGTGAAGTAACTATGGTGTTTCATGTACCATCTAATCATATCGTCAAGTCTTACTTCGAGGCATGGCAGTCTGCGATGTGGACACGTGGTGAGGTGGGTTACTACAAAGACTATTGTAGAGATATCGTTGTCGAGACTATACAGAAAGGTGCGTCTATTCCGTTGTACAACAAACAGATTCCGTTCTTGACCAAACTGTCACCGACTATCAGAAACAGATTACCAGACATCGGCCCATTCAAGTTCTCTCAGGGAGAGATTGATCTTGATTTGGGAACAACAGATGAACCAGCATACACGTGTCGATTAATTGATGCAATGCCGACTACATTAAGTGACATCCAGTTGGGTGACGATCAAACAGACGCACTTATGGAACTTACGATATCGTTCAAGTTCAAAGATTGGTACAGTAAAGCTCACGATGCGAAGCGACTTTTTAGTGGACTAAATATACGTTAGACAACCCTGAATTAAACTATTTCTAAATTATTAGGAGAAATGAAATGGCATTACCCAAGTTAAACACCGCACCGTTATATGAATTGGCGGTGCCTTCAACAGGACAGACAGTGAGTTTCCGTCCGTATCTTGTGAAGGAAGAGAAAGTGTTGATGATGGCGTTTGAATCTGGAGATCAGAAACAAGCGTTGAAAGCAATCGTCTCGACAATCGATGCGTGTGTTCAAGAGAAGTTGTCGGTCAGAGACTTAGCAACATTCGATGTAGAGTATATGTTTACTCAGATTCGTTCTAAGTCTGCCGGTGAGAAATCAACTGTAATGTTGAAGTGTAAAGAATGCGGGACACAACACGAGTACACAGTTGACTTGTCAACGATTGGTGTTGATATCCCAGATGATAGTAATCTGATTGAACTGACCGATGACATAACGATCGAGATGCGGTATCCACCATATGGTTCATTGATGGATAGTAATCTAAACGCTGATCAGATGGAATTAGGATTAGCGATGGTCGTAAGTAGTGTTAGCGCAATCATTACTACTAACGGACTAGAAGAAGAACGAATAGATGCGAAAGACGTATCTAAAAAAGAAGTATACGAGTTCATCGAATCGATGACGAGTGAACAGTTTGAGAGAGTTACCCAGTACATCGGTGATCTCCCAGCCATGAAACACAATGCGAAGTTTACTTGTTTGAATTGTGGTACCGAAAATGATATGGAACTTAAAGGGATATCGGATTTTTTATCCTAAACCTTTCTCATGATAGTCTTGTGAATCATTATAAGACGAATTTTGCAATGATGCAACATCATCATTATAGTTTAACAGAACTGGACATGATGATGCCATGGGAGAGGGAGATCTACGTCAGTATGTTATTGGAACACATTAAAGAAGAGAATGAACGTATAGAACAACAAAATAGACAAAACGGGCAGTAAGAGATGGCAAAACAGGCGAACATTCAAGGTGCGATCGACAAACTAAGAACTTCTAACGAGAAGACTTTTGGGGAAATCAATGATCGTTCAGGTGAAATTGCATTCAACACACGAACCACTAAGAATCTTATTGGGGACATGCTGGATGGGATGGCGCTCGATCGTCAAAGAGGTCAAGACGAAGAAGAGACCGTATCACCAGCAGGCAGTGGTGGTAGTAGTTCTCCGGAAAGTAAGGACTCTGGTGGCGGACTTGGTATCGCAAGAATGTTGGCGGGACTCGCTGGTGCAGCCCTTGGTTTCGTAAAGGGTTTTATAAGTGCGTTTACTAGACCGTTGATGAAAGCATTAAAGTCTTTCAAGAAAGCATTCTCGTCAAGTAACTTAGGTAAAACCATAACTCAGTTCGGTAAGAACCTGTCCAAACAGTTTAAGTTATTCTTCCGACCACTGGTCAATACACTCAAGAACATTCGTCTCGCCTTCTCAGAGGGTCTCAAGGGTAATGCTAAAGTAGTCCGTGGCGCTATGGGTAGAATGATGAATCCAGTAAAAGGATTCGTTGGTATCTTTGGTCGTATCGGTAACTTGTTAAGTCCGATAGTCAATGATTTGAAGAGACGTATCAAGGTTGTCCGAAAATCAATCGGTCTACTCCGAACGGGAGTGTCAAGTGTATCTGGATTCTTTGGTCGTATCGGATCGGTATTCTCTAAAGTAGGTAAAGGTATAAAGGCTGCGGGTACGGCACTAGGTAGTCTAGGAAATGTCTTCAAAGGTTTCTTCAAAGTATTCGCCACCATTGGTCGTGTAGTTGCGTTCCCTATAACCATCATCACTGGATTGGTCGGTGGTTTCATGAATATGTTTAAAGAAGGTAAGGAGTCTATGGCCAAAGGCGATAGTTTCTTTAAAGTGTTCGTCAATGGTTTCTATGGATTCATCGAAGGCGCGATCAACGCTGTTATCATGGCGCCATTAGATATGTTGAAAGATGGTATCGGATGGATTGCTGGTAAACTAGGATTCGAGAACTTCGAGAACATGTTGGCAGGATTCAGTTTCTCTGGTTTGTTCAGTGGACTTATCGATGGTATAAAGAACATGATCTTCGGAATCGCAGACTTCTTTGTACAACTAGTGACAGATCCGATCGGACTATTCAAGAAGATAGGCGCAGCTATCGGCAATTTCATGGGTTCTATCGGAGAGAGTATTTCTGGTATGTTCGGTAAATTGATTGATGGTGTGTTCGGGTTCTTCACGGGCGATGAAGGTATGTTCGCCAAACTAGGTGAAGGTGTCGCTAATATCAAGAACAAGTTTAGAGAGTTTATCCTTGGTATGTTACCAGAGAGAGGATCGTTCCTTGAGAAGTTCGTTCCCGATGCCGTTTATGAGTGGGCGGGTACTACTGCACCTCCTGCTGCTGCGGGTGCAGAACCAGTTGCATCTGATACTGCATCAACACCAGAAGGTACCATGACTAAAGAGGAACTAGAACAACAACTAGTTGCAGATAAAAAAGATCTTGCGGATGCACAGTCATCACTTGAAGACGGAACAGGGGACGAATACGATGTCGAGGCGGCGCAGATGTTCGTAGATGCAACAGAGGCGCAACTTGCTGGACTCAAAGAATTAACCGTCACTAACAAAGATTTGAATGAAGCAAAACTTGAGGCAATCAAGACTGGCGATACAACTAAGTTGAATGAAACAAAAGAAGAACTGAGACCTGTTAAATCTTTTGAAGAGAAGGAATCAGAAAGACTTGCAAGAATGAAGGAAAAACTTGCAAGTGGTGAAGGATACTTTAAGTGGTCTAAAGAAGAAATGGCATCCGCAGATGCAGATGAAAGAGCATCGATGGAGTATGACAATTCTGCGGAAGGTCAGTCAGAACAGTTAGAACAACTTAGAGAAAGCATCGCAAGAAAAGAACAACAACTAGCGGACTTCGAACAGAAACAAGCGAAGAAAGATGCGGACATTCAGAAGTTCGGTTCTGAAGAAGCTGCTAAACTTTCTCGTATGTCTGAGGCAGATCGTGAGAAGAATCTTGCACGTGCAAGAGAGATGATAGCGAGTTCTCAGAGAGGCGAAGAGGTTCTTGCAATCAATAAGAGAAGAGCAGAAGCGTTACTCGCTGCAGACGCACAAAGACAACAAGCAATGATTGTCGCGCCATCTACTAACGTAGTAAATAACAGCGCACCTACTACCGCAGTTATGAACATGAACATGCCTGCAACCGATGCATTAGATCTGAGTTACGGTACATAAAAAAAGGGACTCCGAAGAGTCCCTATAACCATTACGGTTTATCCTAAGGCAGGATTCTTTATTCCTCTGCCGCCATCTTAGCGAAGTATGACAGAGAATCGTCTTCATCATTAGATGATGACTCAATCGTTGGTTGCGGTGCAGCCACGATTGTTGGTTCTGGACTAGAAGATACTGGTGCAGCTTCCGCAGATTGCGTCAACGCCTCATTCTTCATAGTAGAACCCGCACCTACTGAGTGACCCAGTACAAGTTGTAGACGAGAATTTAGATCCTCATACGACTTGTAGTTAGCGGGATCAACAAACTCCCGTAGTTCAAACAGTTGGTTGTAGGTCGCCTCAAGTCGTGTCTCATCAGCATCAAATAATGCGTTTGGAGATTTGAACTCCGACTTATCATAGTTACGATAACCCGCAACATTACGAATCTTCAACTGAAAGTCAGCACCTTCCCAGAAGTTAAATGGGTTGACCGGAGTCTCGCCAGGGAATTGTGGTTGCATAACGTCCATGATCTTATCAAAGATCTTCTTACCATAAACGAACAACTTCACTTGACCTTCGTTCTGAGGGTTAGCCGGATCACTAACAATCAGTACGTTAGAGATGTAGTGCAGTCTACGTTTCTGTTTACGAGCAGTTTCTTTGTCCTCTTCGTTACCAGAGTTCCACAGACGTGAGTTCAACTCACCGACTGGATCCTTCTGACCGATTGAAGTAAGAGACTTCTCGATATACCATTGACCAGTTGGGCCTTTAAAACCGTGATCCCAGTAACGTTCCCAAGGGAGTTCCTGACCTTCGGTTTCAGGTAAGAATCGAATTACCGCATATCCATTACCAGCGTCATCGACAGTTGGTTTCCAGATACGGTCATCATCGTATTTGTTTTTAGTTTTCTGACCACCAGCAACTTCTTGGGCGGCAGATACGAGTTTAGAGATGTCGGTGCGACCCGACTTTAGATTTGCAAAAGACATATTGTTTCCTTATATTAACAATGTATTAACAGATTATCCACTTGTTGCTCATAATGTAAGACAGTATTATACCACACATAGTATTCGTATGGCAACTATTATTTATACAGATCGGAAATTAATCATTTCTGTATTCTTCCCAACCATGCAGTGACAACTAACCTCGTTCCCTGTACAACAGGAGACGCAGCGTGCCAATGTTCAGCTGGAAATACTATGGTCTGACCTTCTTTCATTTCAGGTGAATAACCAACATCGTCATCCTCACTTGAATATAAAACAAGACCGTCCCCTTCATAGTCATCTGATAGTTCAAGAATACTCACCGTAGTGTATACTCTATTCTCCTCCTCACCGATAATGCGATCATAATGTTTATCAAACTTCTGACCCTTATCATAATGAAGAACATCTATCTGACTGACTTCTAGTTCATCGTGCATGGATGCCACTTGTTCACAGAACTCCGGATACCATGTGCGATGAACGTCTAACTTAGTACTAGTGCGTTTGTTGGATAGATATCCAATCGGTTCGCCCGAACTAACCTCACTAGGTATCACTCGAAATCTTCCGGAGTAGAAATCATCCTTGATCTCATCCAGAAGTTCTTTATCCACAATGTAACCGCCCTTATACATCCAATGTATTAACCTTGGGTATTATATTCAGATCCATCGCTTCCTTCTCAAGTTGTTCTACTATAGGCAGATTGAGGTACTTCTTAATATCTTCTATCTCGATATTATTTTTTTCACACAACCAGACTATTGCATCAAGGTAAGACATCGAGTTCGTCCGAACTGCCGTCTCCACCATCGATGAGAACTTCTTCTTGTTTAGAAAGTTTTCTTTCGTGGACTCTTCTTGGTTCATCTCCACCATACCACTCCTTTTTCAGTTCTTGTGTCCACACTTGATTGATGTCTGGATACCATGTACCCACAGATCGTTTCGGTGTTCCATCGGGATAGTACGCCATTGTCGTACAGATTGTCATCATTCGGCCTTCACGGTTACGACCGTAACGACTGTCTTGATACACACCCCCAGATAGATAGGACTTCAAGTTTTTCAGATAGACCTCCAAGATCTGGTATTCGTGTCGTTCCTTACTATCCTTAGATAGACGTTGTCTCTTTATGGAACTAAGTTCAGAAGTGATTTCTTTCACCCACTCCCGAACCTTCTTCCAATGGATAGGACTATCTTCGTCCATCTCCAACAACTCAGGAGCGACAGATTTAGATCCATCGTGGCCACGTTTTTCACGAGCGACCCGCAAACGTTCTGCTGCAGCCAGTCGCTGTTCTTCAGTCATAGGTTTACGTTTCTTCTTCATAGATTACTCGATCGGCATAAAGGTTAAGAGTGAATCATAACGGAAAGATCTCCACTCATTAATACTTAGGTCATACACACGACACGCAACTTCTTCGTTGTTCGGTGCCTTGTCTGACTTAGGACGTTTGTCTTCAGGAATCATATCCATCAACAGTGTCGCCTTCATATCACGAACACCACCGTCCTTCACTTTGGTAAATGATAAACTTACCATTCCGTCTCGAAGCATGTCGAGGATTTCATCTTTACTATAAGTCACACTCATGATTTTTCTCCATCTAATTTTCCATCATGTAAATCTTTCAACCACTGGTCACCTTGGTCAAACCAAATTAGAACCTGTTCCATCGAACCCAATAACTTTTCTAGGCTCTCAGATTCATCACTCTTTTCTTCCATCTTACCCTCACCGACCTTACCATCTTTACGGTCAAGAAAATAACGGATAGTGTCCACATAGGTATCACGCAGAAATTCCACGGTTACCGTTTCTGCCTCTTCAGCTGAGATATCAGGTAGAGGTACACGGTTGACCGGCGCGGCACTAGGCGTATCTTCTTTGGGTAACGGTACAGAACTATCACCCTTTGTTGCTTTGGTTTTCATATTAAATTTCCCCTATGCGAGTTTTTTCAAGTACGTCACTAAAGTGTGCTTTCGCATAGTCACTAGCATCACTCCAATGAATTTCTGACATGTCATCGAACTTCTCTACCGATGCCACTAATTTATCTACACGTTTCTCATATGCCTCTTTTGCTTGGATCTTCTCCGCAGCACGTTTGATCATGGCATAACGTTGCGCTTTACTTATCTTCATTCTTAACTCCATTTTGCTTAAACTTCTCGGACAACCAACTCTTGTTCATTTCTTCGTACTCTTCCATCGACAGATTCTTCTCATTCCAAGCATCGCGTTCTTCGCAATTCTCTACCCAATGGTTACGCAAAAAGTTCTTCCAAGTTTTGCTACACATCCATTATACCTCATCAAAGGGGAAACAGTCAAGGAAAAGTTCACGTTCTAAACGATACGCTTCCTTTTCCCAAGGTTGATTCATGTAGTCATAACCATCAGCCTTGCGTCCTTTCCAAGCAAACCCACCTTCACTGGTAAGTTGACCTCTAAAGAACTGACGAGCATGAACCATCTCGTGGGCAAGTGCTTGCATTTGGCGCATGAAACTCTGACCTTTAGTCGCAATGGTCAAGTAAACAGTTTTGGTATCTCCCATACAGAGACCCTGCGCTTCATCATCTAACTTAGACTGAAACTCGATCGCAAGTTCACGGGCAGTAAAACGGTGGATATCTAACGCAACCATAAGGTTACGGATGTATTGATCAACAACTTCTTTCTTTGCGTGACGACCAGCAACGTAATACATAATTTAATCTCTCATCAATAAGTACACATTATAAGCGATAGGGCAGATAATGTCAAGCGTTATTTACCAATATCTTTAATATTATTTCTACCGATCACTTGATATGCGCCTTTGTTATAAGCAGGAGCGATAGTATAACCAGATGAAATATCGACCCTTTCTTCACGCGAAAGTGTTTCTTTAACTGTACATTGTACATTATTAGAAACACTTGGGTAGTCCGGTGTGTCGCGCCTGAATGGTGTCTCAGGCGAATACTCCTTGAACTCGACCTTACGGGTCTTAGACTTGCCCCATGCGTTATACGACTTCTTACGACCGTTTGGGTAGTGTCTCATACTGCCGTGCATCATCTAGATATTCTCCAGTCTTCTTGGACTCTTTCTTCTTGTCCGTGTGGGTATCGGGACTATGGTACTTATCCATATTTTTCTTAACAGGGTTCTTACGATACTGCGTTTTGTTTTTCATTAGTGACATCAACCATAATTATATCATACTCGCCTGACATGGTCAAGCGTTCCATCTCATTTAATGCGGAACGAATGCTATCGAACTCACTAATAAGAACATTACTTTCATCCAACAATTGAACCTTCATCACAGACGTTCCCTCAGAGTTTATTGCCATAGTAATCATGAGTCCCAGCCTCCCAGTTCTTTCTCCGAGCGCTGACCTCCATCATGCTGACTAACGTTGCTTTGTAACCACCGTAAGCAAATAAAATTACGAATATTGTGGCCCCCAGCAAAAACATTATGCAACCTCCTTACGTGACACGTGATATTCTGAACGATCGCCTTTCGGCATCATGACATACGACTCCGTACCAGAATAAGACTCTCTCTGAGCAACAAAGTTGCCATAGAAGTTACGAGTGACGAAGTACGGAGACTCCCACTCTTCCCACGGAGTATCGACACGATCTACAACAGACCAGTCAAGAAGATACTCCTCGAACGATTCGTTCATATCCTCGATCAGAGGACAAAGGGCCTTGACAAGATCCTTCGCATCATCTTGCGAGTGATCGAAGTCAAGAACGTAGGTGCTACCACCTTTGTACTTCCAATACTGCGGACAAGTACCTTGACCGTCCCAATCATGGGCGCCATAGTTTTCACGACACTGGGTTTCAATAACTAAACGAAGTCTTGCCATATCAAATCTCTCTATCATCAATTAAGTAACTATTATATGCCATTGGGCAACTATTGTCAAGCATTTATTTTAATAAACTTTCTACGTGACTTCGACCATTGTTTCATAGGTTTCTTGAACAAGATCTCTTCGGTGGTGTTCACTTTGATGTAACCGGCAAGTTGTCCTGCCTTGTTTACAATGTAAGTATGATTGGGGATGTTTTGGTCACCCCAATCGGTGACCTCTTGTAAGTATTCCATTATGATCTCTTCTTACGTGGTTTGAAACCAAGCGCTTCCATTGCATAGACGGGTGAACCAGACACTTCGAAACCATCCTTTTCAGACCAGAATTTGTTTCTGTGGTCAGACAGTTCAATATACTTTTCAATAGTAGCATTCTTGACTAGGAAGTTAGCCCACGACTTCCAAGGTTTAGAACCGTACTTGAATCGAGCGATAAAAGCAGGTTTCATCTTACCTACCCAAGATGGGTGACAGTTAGGGTGAACTTCATCCATAGTCTTAGAACCATTGTATGGGCCGTTGTACATCAGATACATACCGTCCCATTCGAAATTTTCTTTGTTGAATCTAGTCATATTATACAGTCTCTTCTATTTTGTAAACACCGATAGGACTTCTGTAGTTCTCATTCATATCACGCAAGTCGGCAAGTAACATAGTGAAACCTTCTTCACACCACATACGATCACCTTCGATCTTTAAGACAGTACGTTCTTCGGTCGGAAACATCGCGCCCCAGTTACAGTAGACTTTCTCACCAACTTTAATCATAGTGTTCATTTCACATCTCCTATCTCAGCAATACGGTCGGTGATTCGTTTGTACTCACTGTTGAAGTAAGTTTCGTTGTAACACTCTTGGGCTTCGATCAACATCATAAGATCGTTCATCAGGTC